CGTTTGTATAGTTCCAAAGCAACTAACCCACCAAAAATTTGTGCCAAACTATATGGTACAATTTCATTTGTAGGAAATTTATCTGCTGCCGACATTACAATCGTGACAGCAGGATTAAGATGACCGCCAGAGATAGGTGAAATCATAACAATAACAAGAGCTAATGCAGCGCCAATAGCAATAGGATTACCAGTTGCGATAATAACATATACGAAGAAGGTCGTGCCTAAGAATTCAGCTAAATAGTTATACATTTTCGTGTCTTATACTGTATCAAGTGAAAAGAATAATATAGTAATTATTTGCGAGCACCTTTTTTTACAGGGGCAACTGACCCACCTGCCCGAACTCTACGTAGAGCACTATTGCGCGAGTTCTTATCATCCGGGTTAGTGAACGAGAACTGATTATTGTTTGAATTGAATGTCCCTTTACCAACTGCTCCTGCTCTGCGTCTACGCATAACATCAGACGCATCTCTAGACTCCCCCATCCATTTGTTGTCAGCCGGTATAACACTAGGTATTGTTTGAATGAAGGTTTGACGGTCCATTTGAAACCTACCCTCATTGTTGCTTGTACTATCTTTTAATGGCATGGCATTATCCGAAGTAAGAACTGCGTTATTAATATTTTGAATAGTCCATTTCATCTTATACATTTTTTATAAATTCTATACACTTATTATAGAATTTATTACGGGTTGAAAATTAAAGTGCGGGATCATTGTAATTACGGTTCATGGCTTGTTGTTTTCTGAAACGAATATAGTCAGAAGAGTCAGGCACGAACTTAATGTTAGCGGATGATGCTGGAACATTACTACTATCACATGTAAATGTCATTTGGTTAGGACCTCCACACGAATAGTTCTTTCTACCTAAGAAATCACCTAAATTGTTTACTGCTCTAAATGGGGTAGTAATTCTATTCTCACTCTCATATGTGCCAGTAGCATATGGGGTATTCCATGAGCTACGTAATATTCTTCTTGCAATGGCACTTTCGCTATCTCTTTTAGAGCTCACAGTTTGTTTTGCTGAGTGTCCGTTGTAAGGACCACCTAATACTGTATAGATCATATTATGTTATTATACTATAGTCAAATATTTTGTTCTCCGTCCAATCATAAATAATTCCTAAAGTGAAAAATCTTTAGGAAAAATATAATTATATAGTAATGAGCGACAGTGACAATGATAGCAATGAAAATGCGGACATGAATAATGATTATATAAATAGTATTACAATGAATTTTCTAATGAATAAAAGTCAGCATAACAAGTTTGTTTCGATAGAAGACCCCGTAAAATATCAACGAGAACAACGTCACATACGTTCTTTAATAAAACACAAAAATGAAATCCTAAATTTAACAAGAAGACTAATATGCGAACCAGATACCCAAATAACAACTGATGTAAATGAGTCATTCAATGACTATACGCGAACATTGATTCGGTATTTAAAAATGAAAGATATAGAAAACAAGGGATATGATAATAATTCAGATGACGACGTATTATTTGGTAGTGTAGATGAATCTGAAGACGAAGGTCATGTGGAATCCAATTGTCCCAATGTTGATGATATAACTTCATTTTGGGGGACTAAACTTATCAAAAAGTAGAACACGCCAACATTTTTCTAAATAAGATGTATCTAAAAATCTTATTATAATGTATAACAAATCAATATGTCAAGGAAGAACAAGACACCAGATAAAAAAAATAAAACATTGAAGAATTTATTAACTAATCCAACTAAGCTTAATTGTAATCCAAATATAACAGACAATAAAGTGGTTCGCGGAAGTTGTTTACCCGAAAATGTTTTACAGCTCCTTAAAGAAAGTTACAACCAGAACAACCTAGATAATCAAATAACCACAACCAAACCAAGAAATATATGGAACGAATTGAAGAAAAGAATGAGAACATGTACGAAAGAAGACTGCTGGTTGGACGTGATACGTGATCCTCTCCATCGTGAAAAGATGGAGAAATATCTGTTTATTCCTCGTCCATTACAACCGGGAGGATGGAAAACTAACCCAAATCAATGGCTAAGTAATCACGATATAGATAATGTGCTTGAGGAATATGGAAACTCATATCCAGCATTTAAGGCAATTAAGACAGCAACTATTGATTTTGATGACTTGTGCTATATAGAAGATTTATGTAAATTAAAAAACAAAGGTCAAATCGAGGAATATTTGAAATTAGGAAAAACCCAAATAGGTGTTGTGTTTAATTTAGACAAGTTTAGTGAAGGTGGGTCACATTGGGTATCGTTGTTTGTGGACTTACGTGATGGATTTGTGTTTTTCTTTGATAGCGTTGGGGATAAGATACCAACTGAAATAAAGAATTTAATAACCCGTTTAAAAAAACATTGCCGAGAACTAGAAACGCCAATAGAGTTGAAGGAATACAACAATTATAGAGTATATCACCAGAAAGAAAATTCTGAATGTGGCATGTATTCGTTATTTTTCTTGATAACATTATTGACCGGTAAAATAAACAACATTCCAGTGAAGTCACTAGACGAAAAGCTGGATTTGTTTAGAAAACCAAGAATACCGGATAAGTATGTGAGTAATTTCCGTAAAATATATTTCAAAGTATAACAAAATATATGTATAGTGTAAAGTAAATAGTGATAAACAAGCCGAAAAGACAAATGATGTAGAAATTACCACGAAAATATACCCAACCGCATATAAAAATCGTAAGGGGTTTCGTGTAGGTAATATGAAAGTAAATTTTGATACGAAAAATGCTCCATTTACAAGTGAAGATCAAGTGGACCATTATTTAAGTGAATTGTTCTCGTATATTAAATGGGCTAGTGTAAAGAAACATCCAGATGATGAAACGTTATCAGACAAAAATAAAAATATTCATGATTTTCTGAAAGCAAAGAAAATAAGTCATCTATTTTCGCCAAAATTAGTTGCCGAAGGAGGCAGAGGTAAGAAACAAACAAAAAAGGGAAAAATGAAAGGAGGACGACGCAAAACAACTAAAAGAAAACCATATATTCGTAAAGGAGGAAACATTGAAGATGGGTCGAAATAAGTTATTTGACTCAAAATAGGAATAAAGACAACACTTCTTAGATAATATTATCAAAAATATTATTTAATGTCGCTTTTCGTTCATCCAGAAAATCAAAAAATTATATGGAATATAATAAACGGAAATCCATATATTATTCGGTATTTTGAATCGAAACCGCACCAAGCCAAAGAAACGTGGTTCCGGAAATCAATTGAAGATTTCTACACGCGAATACAAGGTAAAGAAATAGATCCAAACGATCTAAACAATTTGAATAAGGAAGTTCTCACCAGTATGATACAAAGCGTTCATTTGCAAAACCCTCAATATACAGCCCATGATTCCAGTCAATATACACCACAAAATGGAAATATGGAACATCCACAATATATACCACAAAATAGTAGCCAGAATCCTTCTCAGCAACCTCAATACGCACCGCAAACTAGTAGCCATAATCCTTATCAACAACCTCAACAAGAACCAACTAATACGATGACTCACAGTAATGCAATTAATACTCCTGCAATAGTAAATGATAGTAAAGAAGAAGTATTTAATAAACAGTTTCAGATGCGCCAACAAGAATATGATACTATGTTACAGCGTAAAACTCCTCAAGATATTGATTTCCGTGAAACATCTAACGACGAAAACAAGGACATTAATCAATTATTAGAACGAGAAAGGAAAGATCGCGAAGAATTGATGAAACCTATCCAACAAACGAATAAACTAAACATAGATTCTGTGAATAGTAATAATATTAAACTAGAAGCAGTAGAATTACATGAGCCTAAAGAAAAGAAATCTGTATCATGGAACACGGAATCACAGAAAGGTAACTTAGCTGAGTTAGTTGAAGTTCAAAAATCCGAAATGTATTCAATGCGTTTACATATTATTGAACTGACAACCCAATTGGAAGAAATGAATAAACGCATATTGCGGGTAGAAACCATTTTACCAAAAAATGAAATTGGTAATACTTCTGAAAAAAAACAAGAAAAGGCGCAACATCATGTTTCCAAGTATGCTAATTTAGAAGAAAATCAGACAGATACGTCATTCGTAAAAGATGGACCCGTATTATTAGAAGATGTAAATAGTGATAGTGATTCGTAGAATAATAATATCCGGGAAGTATATATAATGACTGTTGGTTCAAGAGCTCAAGTATTCCACGGAACTGTCAATAAGACTACCGGTGGGTTAGAAAAGAAGGATTTAATGAAGAATAAGCACGGACGTATTGTGTCTGTTCGCAAGCACAAGACCGCCAAGAAAGAGAACCGTCTTAAGAAGGCAGGTTACTTCACCAAGAAGGGTGAATTTGGTTCGTTTGTGAAGCCCAAGACTAAGAAAAACAAGACTATGAAGAAGATGAAGATGAAGAAGCAATAATTAGTTCAGGTATATGACATATGATATTTAGATATCATATGAAATAGTATAAAGTGAATATGATAGTATTGAAAATAGAATGGAATTATTTACAAATACTCTTTTTATTAATTTAGAACATCGTAAAGACCGATTAGACCATGCGACGAAAGAATTTAAAAAAATGAGTATAGATGCTGAACGTGTAGATGCTGTTAAAAAAGAGATAGGCGCGATTGGATGCACGATGAGTCATATTAAATGTCTAGAATTAGCAAAGAAAAGGGATTATGATTATGTTTTCATTTGCGAAGACGATATTCAATTTAAAGACCCTGATTTGTTAAAGCAAAATTTGGAAAAGTTCAATCAAAACACGAAATTAAACTGGGATGTATTAATTATAGGAGGAAATAACGCACGTCCATATCAAATTGTAGAGGAGTATTGCTCTCGTGTATTTTATTGTCGCACTACAACTGGATATATAGTAAAGAAACATATGTACGACATCTTGCTTGATAATTTCAACGAAAGTGTATCTAAATTAACTCAAGATTCCTCAAAAGAATCTGTTAAGAAAAATGCCATAGATATGTACTGGCAGCGATTACAATATCAGCATTTTTGGTATATGATTACACCTCCAACCGTGACTCAATATACCAGTTATAGTGATATTGAAAATACTACTCGTGATACTGAAAACCTATTATTAGATATGAAAAAGGAATGGTGTATGCCGCAACATCTAATTCCGACTAATAAGTAAGGCGTAAAAAGTTAGATAATACCGATTTGTTTTTTTCTTCATATTCCATATTTTTTAAATTAGATGAATACTCCTTCTTCATCATTTTTTCTCGGTACAATTGGTCTTGTTGGGCTAACATACGTTCAGCTTCGGGTTTAGATAATGGGGCGGTAGATTGTTGTCCTCGTTCTCGCACAAAATGATCTACTGACGAATATTTTGTGACATTTTGATAATCACGTTCGCTTACTGAGAATACAGTTTCATCCTTATGGACTTTTCGTAAATCATCAAATTTTAATTTACTAAATGGGTCACTTGTAACATAAGTATCATCTTCATCATTATCTTCATAAAAATTCGAGGTTGATGCCCGGTTAGATATAATGTTTTCAACCCCACGATATTTTACTAAACCCGTTTGTTGGTCTTTAATTGAGTTGAATATTTTTCCCATATTGCTTGAATTGACGGTTTCATTAGTCGTATATGCCGGGTCGTCGTTTTTAAACCATTCGTTTTTACTTTCGTCAACTTTGGTAGCCATATTTTTTTCGAACAAGTCATTGAATTTGTCTTGAAATTCGGTTTTTGACATATCATTGATAACAGAAGAAACCTTTTTGACAGTTCTATTATCATCTTCATTATTTGTATGCGGGGTGTATGCGGTATTATTTGGAGTCATTTTTTGATTTTGTTTATTTTGATTATCATAAAAGCGAACTACAACATCAAATGCCTTTTTATAAAATAGAAAATATTTTGAATCTAATTTTGATTTGTCCGGATGTGTCCTCAATACCACTTTCTTTGCGCGTTTAAGATCTTCTTGGGAAATATTATACGTTAAATCAAATAACCCAAGAAGGTCTTCTAATGAATACATATGAATATTTAGATTATGTTCGTTTAATGACATCGAATTACTATACTATACCCACTAATATTCTTTCAATATTTTTTACGAAATACATATAGAAATAATGTGGTTAGTATTCATATAATATGACACTTCCGCTTATTACTGAAATTAAGTCTCGTAATGATTATATGGAACTGATTCAAAACAATCCTGGGTTATTTATTGTTAAATTTGGGGCTGAATGGTGTGCCCCATGTAAAAAGATAGAAAGTGATGTAATGGATAAATTTAATAAGATGCCAGATAACGTCCAATGTGCGGTTGTTGATATTGACAATGACTTCGATGTGTTTGCTTTCTTGAAAACAAAAAAGATGTTCGCGGGAATTCCTGCTATTTTATGTTATCACAAAGATAATGACAGTTACATTCCAGATGAGATTCATAATAATTCAAATAAAGATGAATTGGCTGAATTTTTTATACGGTGCGAGGAACTACTTTGATTTTCCCATCTTCTAAAAATGATTCATATATTGATGTTAGCTTATATTTGGGATGTGTAAAATCATATACGTAATTCCAGAAATTTAAAACTTGCGGATTTGAAAGAGTAAGTTGATAATTTTTATTAGTACCCATTGTTTTCATTGTGTCGGATAAGAGATTTAACGAGCTATATGCACCCCGATATATTTTGAAATATTTATATTTATATATGAAATTATATAAATTTGCGTTGTAACCAAACCATTCATAAAAACTTTCAATATAATCTTTATACAAAGGATTTATTAATATGGCATATATATTATTTGGTATCTCATCTAGACATTGTTGTTCCGCCGGGGTTACTTGATATTTGAATTTTACAAAATTACAAATTACCATATTTGATGGTGCACAATTTATTTGCCTTGCTATATTTATAATATATGGAATAAATTTACGAATAAAACTACCGTTACAATATTGGTTACATAAAATGATGTGTGTATCAGTTGTGCGGTGTGACTTAATACGGTCACAACAACGTTCAAAATCTGCTTGAGAAAACACATCAAATACTATAACTAATTGTGAACCATTATTTAATCTAAAATACGATGGTATAATTTGGAAAATACCATTATTATTATGATTGGTAAAATTATCATCCTCATTTATTTTCCCTCCGATTGATATGTATATGTCCTGTATATCATACATATCAATTATATTCTTTATTAGTTGCCTACATTCGTGTGGTTCTGATAAATGTACTTGATTATGTATAGACATGTAAACTGCCTATATATAATTATTTGCGACCGCGGGTCTTGTTTACTTTCTTATTTTTGTTATTCGTTTTTGTTTTCTTTTTCTTCAATTTTCCGCCAGAAGAACCAGATTGCGGTTGTTGTGCTTGTTCTACTTCAATGGGTTCAGCTTCAATGGGTTCAGCTTCAATGGGTTCGGCTTCAATGGGTTCAGCTTCAATGAGTTCGGCTTCAATGGGTTCAGCTTCAATGAGTTCGGCTTCAATCGGTTCGGCTTCAATCGGTTCATTAAATGTAGTATCTATACTTGGAAGCATATTTATTGCTGAATCGTCTTCTTTACTTGAAGAATCCATAACTGTTACATATGCTAATACTGATGCGGTAATAGTAACGTATATGTAATGGGTCCATGATATACTAGTTTTGTTCATTTTTTGGTTTATAGTTATATAATTGCGACATTTTTATATGCCTAAATACATTTTCTCTATTCGAACCCCAATCTTGCTCGCGCCAATACAAATCTATCAGTCCATGCCTTTTTTTCCTTAACAGAGACAGTTGATTTCATGTGTCTCTCATATTGTTCGGGGCTGTCATAGTATAGGCAAAATGAACCATTGCCTACGTAACCACTTGTGTCTTTAACCTTAAAGAAAAGTTCTTCGTCGAGTGAACCGACAAAATAGTTGGAATATTTATTTCCAGTAATTGCATCGCGAATCATAGTTCCGGGGATAAATGAAGTAGAGTATACCTCGGTCTTAGTTTTAATACCATCGTGAGCTCTTACAATACGGTGGTATCCAGGGTCAAGCATTTTGACCTCATCATATTTCCATCCTTTACGAGTCATTCTTCCTACCTGTTTCTCAGGTACCTTTTCGGAAAGGTCATCCGTGACAACCGAACAGTTATCATTGTCAAGTTGACGCATGTAGGCGTTATCATCGTCGTGAAGTGAGCGGGTTGAGTTGTTGTCGTAATCGGACATTTAGAAAATAGTAGTGTCTATAGTAACGTGTGTTATAATGACTTTACTAACAATATCTTTATGTAGTTTTACAAGTTTATTTTCACAAGATAATATCAATTTATATTGTATACAATGATATCAATAAAACCAGAAATAGACAACATAATAAATGATAAATTCATGAAAAAAATACAAACAACGTCAACAATATACGATGTAACCCCACCATCTATATACAATAATGTAACTGAACGTAAACTATCCATAACTAGTCATGATATGGAGCCGGTTGGATATAAATATTTAAACGACGACCCATTAAATAAGATAATTGATATTGGACCGGATACTGAATTTCATTACATATTATATGATATTATAGATGATAGTGATAAACCATATGTTAAATTCTTAATGAATAATAATAATAATATAATAAACTTTCCAAATGAAAATGCGATGATAGAGAACAATGACAATGATAGTAGTAGTAGTTCGGATAGTGAAACTGATGATATAATACCATTTATAGAGGATGACGAAGAAGATGAAAATGATTTGTTTAATATATCATCAGATAACGATGAATATGACGAAGAAACCGTTCTTCCCGAACAATGTTCTCAATATCTAAAAAATAATTTTGGTATTACATATGATAATTCAATTGAATATTATAAAGGCTATGTGAATGAAGGAAGTAAAGTATATATATTCATAGATACGTCTGTTATTGATATTGAAATCTCTGAAAATAAAGAATATTCATGGGTAATTGTAGATGAAATCATAAACAAAAAATCGTCAAACAACATACCTATATGTAATATTGTTATTGATATATTCTCTAATAACCCAGACATTAAAAATATATATAACGAGAACAATGACATAATAGAATACCCAATATGTGTGTATATATGCGATAAATCAGACGATAACTATAATAATATCGAAACTACAGGAAGCTTACATACGTCATTAATATCTGATAAAATATCTCATCCTATATTTGGTAATATTACAATGTTCTCAACAAACCATATTTTAAATGATAATATATATGAGAGATATGGTTTATTTACTAGCGATGCTAATTATATACTGCATACAAATTTTACAAAATCTGAAGTAGAATATATTACTGACAAATCTTGTATTAGGTTCTCCTATAATAATATAGAATGTTGGTCGGTAAAGGACAATAATTTATTTTCACATATCTAATATATTTTATGTTAACTTATATTAGATATTACTTCATGTATCCAGCTAAGAATTTTTCCAGCACATTTTTATCAATATTATCCTTGAAATTATTCATAATGTCTTCTTCTAATGGTTTTCTTGCGTAAACTTCTTCGTATCCATTAATATATTGAATAATTGTTTCAACGTGTAAGTTATATTTATCTTCTTCTTCGCGTATTCTTCTTGCTGTTTCTTGTATTTCTAATAGTTTATTATTTTCTTGTTCCATTTTAATGTCTTCGTGTCGTATTAATTCATTCGTTCTTTCAGCTAACAAACGTTGTTGTTCCAAGATGAAATTGTCCCTTTCTCTAACCGCTTCAGTGGCTTCGTTATCAAACACAGAAGAATTGTTAATATCTTTGTACCATTGATTACGTGTTTCTTCAGCGCTAACAATCGTATCACATATATCTGGCTTCTTTACTTTATCAAATCCAGGCTTGTTTTTGAATTTATGTTTGAATTCGTTAACGACATGATTTTCAATAGACGGGCTGGTTTCCATCAATCTATCAAATTCAAGACGACACGCTTTTATAAAATGCCCCGCTTTGTCACGTTCTTCTGGTTTTTTTGCTAACTCAATACGAACATTTCGTGCGAACTTATCCCACGCTATAGCTGACACGCGATGTGCTTCATTTTTTTCTGATACCTTTAAATATTGTTGAATTGTGGTTAAAATACCTACTAAAATATTGATACTACCAATTATTGCAGGTGCGTAATCTTTAATATTTGGTGGGAATGTTTCTTGTGCGAAAGAGGCGGTACCTGTAATTGTAGATAAAATGATAGCTGGGATAGTAAACCAAGCTTGTTGACTGGCGAGTTTAGTATGACTTCTAAAATTTAACCATTTATAACATTGTGCTATATCACACCATTCTACTAATATTGTCTCGTTATCTGGAGACCATACAATTTTATCATCCATAGGATTTCCCCTTCCACGTATACTTTGTTTTTCTTCATTCACATCTAAACTTTTATTTTCAATTGTTTTTTCACCAGTTGCGTCCATATCAAAAATGTGCTATACATTTACACAATATTCTATTTTGTAATTACAAAATTACGAGAACTATTCTACAATATATTTTGTCTCATCTGTATTCTCTGGAACTAATGTTATATTTACAGTATTATTTTCAGTAGCATCATTTTCAGTAGCATCATTTTCAGTAGCATCATTTTCAGTAGCATCATTTTCAGTAGCATCATTTTCAGTAGCATCATTTTCAGTTGTATTAAATTGTTGTATAGAAACAGAGGAGCTTTCGTCTACAGGTTCTATCATTGTGATAGTAGGAGGTTCATCGTATTCATTATAATCAAACTTACGAAGAGCATCTGCTTCTTCAACATCATCTACAGAATACGCATGATTTCCATTAACATTATCTTCAATTTCATTGTCAAATTCTCTAAGACGAGTTAATAATGTCTTTAAATGTTTCGTCTGAGATATGTGAAAGAACGATAAATAATTAACGTATAACGATATTTGTTGCTTTAACACACAATTTTCGTGTTCTAATGTATTAAGTAAATTCGAAATAGAGAACCCAATGCGTGTTTTACTGTTATAATTTGTTATTTTTCCTTGATTTACTTCATAACATTCATATAAAAAATTTATATATTTCATAATGTCTTCGTGTATATGTTTAATGTCATCTAAATTATATTCTTGGAATGGGTCTAAATCCTTATATGGAGGGAATGTGTAAAACTCTATTTTGCCGGCACCCAAGTCATCACTATTATCCTTAATATAATTAACGATAAGTGTATATAATTTATAATAGTCACAATACATCCTATTATTTAATAATATGCGGAATCGGTCTATGTTTTCTAATTCAACTGAAAATAATTTATATTGGAAAAAAAAGGAGTCTAAACTGAAGAGTAAAGCCTTTTTAGTTGTGTTTTTAGAGAGTTCTCCGTAGATTGTTTTCAAATCCATTATTTTTGTACTTATTTGTGTTTTTATTTTAGTTACGTCATTGCGTAATAATAATATATTATGAAAAGTGGATTTTAACTTTTCAAGATTATGAGATAAATTATTTGCCATGGTATATACTTTCATGACATAAAAAGTTAATTATATTATGACGACGAATATGTGAATCCTCAAATATTCTAACATAAGAAATCAACAGCCCGTTCATTCAATAAGTCAAATGAAGTTTCCCACATATTATATGGTTTATATTTACTTTCAGAATACGGGTTGTTATTCTCTTTGTTGTCGTTCTTATCAGATAGCGTGATATATCTAAAGAATGGAACATTTTTGATGTCGGGTAAATTAACTCGTTTATTTCTATCTACATGATGCTTAACTTCCCAATATTGAGCTGCCTCTTCGTCATATAGTAGTCGTATCATTCCATATTCACGCACATTACTTTTAAATTTAGTAGCTTGTTGAGTAGCATATAATTTAATACTAATGAAAGCGTAATAGTATCTATTATTATTTTCATTTATTTTGTACTTCATATCTATGTCAGTTACATCCCCTATATCCATACGACGAAATACCGACAATATTTCTGATTTGGTAACCGAGCCAAGAATGCGAGGAATATAAATTTGGATAGTAGACATATTTGTTCTAATATTATTTTAACCATATTCCATAATTATTTAGTTTTTCAATTTTATGGTGAAAAATTGAAAGTATGAAAAATAAAAGAAAAGGTAATAATATAATATATACAAACATAAGTGATATGTCATCCAATACAAGCACACCTGATACTATAGATAAAAGCATTACTATTTCAAAACCAGAATTAGTAGAAACATATTCGTGTCCGGTTGAAATAACTTCATACACAAACACAACTAAAGACACTTGCATAAACTTAGCACATATTTCTCGTCCAGTTCTTCGTAGAAGCAACGAAAATACACACGTGCGTGGAAATCATACGGGGATTACAAAAAGTAAGGATTCAACAATAGATATATTGGAAGAATACTTTCTACGAGAACATAAATAATTTACACAAAAAGAAGTTAAACAGATTTTCCGCATATTATAAATATACATACGATACGATGGAATCCGTAGAAGTGCCTACAAATTTTGTTACAGTAATTAATGATTTTGCTAATGATTTATCAACAACGTTTCCGGAATACGCCAATAAATGGTCTAATTTAACCAATGATATAGAAGGTCACTCCAAAGATGAGTTATATAAGCACTGTATGGAAGTATATCCAGAACGTTTTTTTGATATCTTATACCAAAACGCAGATATTTTTTCAGATAAACAAGACACGAATGTAAATTTTTTACCAGATGTAGATTTTAAAATTCTTTATAATTCCGAGGGAGTTACTGAAAATATTCGTAAGACAATATGGAAATACTTACAATTGGTTTTATTTACAGTAGTAGGTAGCGTAAAGGATAAGAGTAAATTTGGCGATTCTATGAATATGTTTGAAGGGATAGATGAAAATGATTTACAGGCAAAACTAGGCGAGACTATGGAAGGCCTTACTGATTTTTTCAAAGATATGGGTAAAAATGAAAGTTCCGAAAGTTCCGATTCTACCGAACAAGAACAACCGTCACCGTTTAATATGAATGGTATGCCTAATATGGAAAACATGCAGGAGCATTTACATACACTATTTAATGGCAAGATAGGTTCACTTGCTAAAGAAATGGCAGAAGAAATTTCCGGAGACTTTACTGAGTTACTTGGAGATAATGCTGAAAATGCGAATCCTCAAGATATTATGAAGAAGCTTATGAAGAACCCTACTAAAATAATGGGGCTAATGAAGTCTGTAACCGGTAAGTTAGACGCAAAAATGAAAAATGGAGAAATTTCTCGTGAAGAACTGATGAAAGAGGCAGGTGATCTCCTTGGCAAAATGAAAGAATCCACTGGAGGGGCTGAAATGTCAGAGATGTTTGCTAAAATGGCAAAAAGTATGGGTGGTATGGGTAAAAATATGAAAATGGATACAAATGCTATTGACCGTATGGTAAAATCCACAAAACTAAAGGAAGACATGATGAATCGCCATTCGGTCAAGAAAGAACAAATGCTAGAAAAGGCAAGAGAAGAAGCTGCGTTGGTCCAACAACGAATAGACGCACAAGAAAAATTAATGGCAAAGTTCTCTTTAGAACAAAAAGATGGAAATAATATGGTATTCAAATTTGATGGAGGTTCTTCGCAAGGAAAGTCGTTTATTCATCCAGACTTATTGAAAGATATAGAAGCTGACGAATTGAAGAAAACAACAACTACTGACAAACCTAAGAAGAAGAAGAAGAAAGGCAAGAAGTAATTCGTAAATATTCTTATCTGTGTATAGTTTAATTAAATGGGACTTTTTAAGTACGTCAAATTAAACGTTTTTATAATTAGTTTAGCGTTCGGATTATTTGCGGTATATATCACTATGCCAGATACACGTAAAATTTATGTTTATCCTACCCCTGAAAACATAGATGTGCTGCAATATAAAGATAAAACTGATACGTGTTTCCAATTTAAACAAAATGAGGTAGATTGTCCCAAAAATGACAATGAAATAGCCAAGATACCCGTTCAAAGCTAATCATTTTATTTTACATAATTATGAATACGTATGTAAAATAGACCAAAAACACAGAAGATAACCAAGTATAAGATATTGAAGAATTATTTATATGAACGTAATGTATATTATGAATTTACAGCGTTTACTACACACTGAACTAGGGCAAACCTTTATCTCAATATTGCTTGGTTTGGGACTTGCTACTTTATTTAGAAAGGCGTGTACTGATAAAAATTGTCTAAAATTTAATGGACCAATTATTAGTGAAATTGAGGACAAAGTGTTTAAACACGATAATAAATGTTATAAATACACAACAACTTCTTCAAAATGTGATAAAACAAAACGCATTATTAACATTTCCGATAAACCACAAGTAACTGAATAATCAAATATATTTAGAATCATTCGTAAAACTATACAATCTTACTTATATCATATTGTATAGTAATGGAGAATACCACCACCCGAATTTCAGATTTGCCAGACCCTAATTCGCAACATATGCAACAACAACAACGCCCTATGAATCAACAACAATCAACAAAATCCTCGGAATTACCCAATAATTATACTCCTATTAACGTCCACCCAAACCCATATGGTGTATCCGACCAAAATCCTATAATGTCACCACCCGAGCAACCTATCAGTCCTCAACAAGAAAGTTTTTCTAACAATTCCGCTACTCAACAAGTTCCTCAATATTTAAGTGAAGAACAACGCGAAATGATAATGCCGTCACAACAACAGCGTCTACCATCTCGTCATATACAACACGATACTACACAATACGCCCAAGATGAACAAATCCAACCTAATTACATACCAAAAGAAAGAGTCAGTAATGATTATGTTAGAGAATATGAAGAATTTACTGATAAACATATTCAAAAACACGAAAGAGAAAATGACCGCAATCAACAAATAGATGATATTTTGAGTGATTTACAAGTCCCCATTTTCGTCAGTATATTATACTTTTTATTTCAACTTCCCATTATAAATGCATATATATTCAAACGGTTTTCGTTTTTATCCATTTATAATGATGATGGTAATTTTAATTTTTACGGATTAGTGTTTAAAAGTTGGATTTTTGGTAGCATATACTACACAATCACCAAATTTACTAACTTCCTAATTAGTCTATAATCCTAATATTTTCAATAATTTATTACTATTATCAGTTTTCGTTTTCTTTTTCACGGTTTTAGATGTTTGTTTTTGTGTTTTTTTCTTATCAACATCAGCTTTCACTTTCTTTTCGCAAGGAGTATATTTTAAAAACCACTCTTGGTACTCTGGTGATGTTTGTTTATTCTTCAACTCCTTAAATTTTTGGGTTTTTTCAGACCGAATATCTTCTATGGTTGTTTGTTTACCATAACATTGGTTCGTGAAACGCTTTAAAATGCCTCGTTGTTTTAATTTATTTTTTTCTTGAATACGAAACAAATATTTTGCCATACACAATAGTCTTACGTCGTGTAATTTTTTATCACCATAAATGAAGCTCAAATATAAACTCATTATTGTATCAATTGTAGCGATTTTTACAACTCTATCTTGAATGGTGAGTTCATTATAACTATGACAAGCAATAGGTTTGTGTATTATAGCTACAATATCGTGTTTTCCTACTGAAACTTCTATATTCTCAGGTATTACTTCACCAATCGCATCATTTCGTTTTATTTTAACATTTTTTACTCCATCGTCTTCTAATTGTTCTTTTAATATTAATGCGGTTTTCTCTATATCTTCAGCTAGAACATCGAAATCAGGTATTTTCTGTAATTCGTGTTTATCGCCATTCTTCATTTTTTTTGAATATAATCCACTCGCATATCCGCCGAAAAATACAACACCTTCATCTATAAAAACATCTCTAGTAGTTAAATATATTTGTTCTTGTTCTGACATATCCAGCTCCATTTTTCTTTGAAAATCTACGTCGTCACAATCAGATGCGGTTAATGGATAATATTTGTTTAATAAATTTAAACGCTCTAATACCTTCTCCCATCGAGATACATCCCCGTTAGGTCTAGATAATTCCAAATACATTGACATACGCAAATAATTAGGAGGGGTATAATGAATACCAGACCGTTTTATAGAATCACGTTTAATTGCGTCGAATAATTGGTTGGGTAATTGAGTTATATCAGCAATGGGAATAAAATTTACAAATACTTTATATGTTCCATAATGGACACCAGCTTTTGCTTCAACATTAGTGTATTCATTATCATAGTATATATCAGCTAACTCTTTGGCATCATTCATTGCGTTTGATGAAAAGAAATCATAATCAGGTATTTCTGCCTCTTTATCGTAAAAACGTGCTTCTTCGGGTAAGATGTTATTAATAGCAGTACCACCATAACAGACTAATTTTTTTTTCATAATAAATTCTTCAACTATTTTTATCATTTTTTGGACGTCTTCATCACTGACAATTCTTTTACCCGATGCTTTTTTATTTTCTTTGATAGCACTTCGTAATACAGCCATTTCGCATTCTTGAAATGTCATTTTATTCGTGCATTCAGCTGGATAAAATGTCTTTTTTGATTTTTGTTACTTATTCTTATTGTATTTACCCATTAGTATATACAATAATTACACATTATTTTACTGCATTTAATTTTTTTTCAGATAGTCTATAGTATATGCTAAAGGAATTATACCACCTTTATTATCATCAAACATCCGTTCATATTTTTCTAATTCATCATCTTTTGAATAGAATTTATATAATACAAACTGTGCTCCATAATTCAATACAAAATCATCGATATCTGGATTTTTCGTATTATTATTAATGGTGTCTGGTATAACTAATCTCATATTTTTCGTGCTCGTACACAATCCGCATTTATCTTCCACCCGCACGTGGTCGTAACTTAAATTCAATAATTCTGTGTATCTATGTAAAAATAGGTCATCTGAACCACTCTCTAAATTCACAAGATTAGATAAATTGTAGCATTTTTTTTCATTTGTATTGCATATCGAGTTTTGTTTATAATTTCGGTCAAGTGTTTTGTCAACAATAATCACGATTTTTCCGTGTAAGTCTGACATTTTTGTTTGTTTAGTAACTTCACCTGTATATAATTTGGATTTCATAGTTGAATCAATTGCCTTTGATATTAAACGGTAAAGTCTTGTATCATCTTCTTCTGATTTGATTCTTAAATGGATAAATAGTGGGTCATTTACATTGGGTGTTGGTTGAACGAAAGCAGATGTAGTTAACATACTAAAGACATTATTCAACAATAATGTATTGGTTGTATCAATTGTTTCTAGATTTTTATCATTTGTGTATGTAATCATTGGTGCGTCATCAATCAACATTACTTCAAAATCCAATAAACGGACTCCTCTTTTTAATAAATATTTAACCATATCTATATTTACATATTCTCCAGTAACCGCACTATTATAAGATGATTTGATAACGTAGTCTTTCAATACAGGGGTTTCTTTGTTCTCGGATGAAATGTAAAAGTCATCAGGAGGTAATGATACAATGCTTGTTGGTTCTGAATCTATTAAACTATTATATTCACCTTCAGCGGTCCCAAATAAATCAAATCCTTCTATCGTATTACATTTACATTCGGGATTCTTACATCTAGATTTACATTTTAGTGATTTACATTGTAATTTGTTAACTATCCTTGATATCATATTACGTTTCCATATAAAACGGTACACTACATATACGAATATACAAATACTTAGTAATAACAATATACCTTGGGTTTTATTCATTCTTGAGATTTATATATATATTGAAGATTTAATATATAATCACTAACAAATATAATAGTAATTATATATAAACTTATAATAATGGCTGGTGGATTACTAAACATTGCTGCCGTAGGAAATGCTAATTTATTTTTAACAGGAAATCCAAGTAAAACATTCTTTAAAGTAACTTATTGTAAATATAGTAATTTTGGACTTCAAAAATTTCGTATTGATTATAATGGGGCAAGAGATTTGCGTTTAACAGAACCATCTACCTTTCAATTTAAGATACCAAGACACGCTGAATTATTAATGGATACATACATAGTAGTTACATTACCAGATATATGGAGCCCTATACATCATCCATTACCTAAACCAATACTTTCACAAGAAGGACCAAATACTATTCCGGACTTAGTCGATGGTAATGACACTGGGTGCCGATGGGCTCCTTATGATTTTAGATGGATTGAAAACATTGGAGCATCCATGATTCAAGAAATCGAAATTACAAGCGGGGCAGTGACTATTCAAAAATATACTGGCGAATATCTTTCTATGATGGTTGAGCGTGATTTTAATGCTGATAAAAAGGAGTTATTTAACAAGATGACTGGAAATGTCCCGGAATTGAATGACCCAGCCAATTGTAATGGACGTATTAATTCATATCCGTCCTCTATTTATACACAAAATGCTGCGGGTTCCGAACCATCCATCCGGGGAAGAAATCTATATATACCTATTAATACTTGGTTTACGTTGAATAGTTCGTGTGCGTTTCCCCTAATAGCTCTTCAATATCAAGAACTTCATATTAATGTTACATTTAGACCTATACAAGACTTAATTCAAGTCCGTGATGTATTTGATTCAAGAAATAATTTCCCATATATAAAGCCTAATTTTGGTGAGTCTCGTTTTCAAATGTATCGTTTTTTACAAACACCTCCCTCATTAGAAATATCTGCCGAAAACTATCAAAATACACTTTCTTCGTGGAACGCAGACATTCATTTAATGTCAACATACTGCTTTCTTTCCAAAGAAGAAGCAGAATTATTTGCTAGAAAAGACCAAGTCTATTTGGTTAAAGATGTATTCACACATACATTTGAAAATATCACCGGAACACGGAAAGTTAAATTACAATCACCTCCAGGTATGGTTTCGAGTTGGATGTGGAACTTACAGCGTAATGATGTGAATTTGCGAAATGAATGGAATAATTACACAAATTGGCCGTATAAAATGTTGCCCGTGGGTAGTGTACCATATACTAATACGAACACTCAAGGCGCATTTCCAAATGTAGACCCGGTTGATTTACTTGTCACTGGATATTTAACTACAGGTAATTTTGCTGTAGAGAATAGAAAAGAAATACTCGAAACAATGGGTATACAACTAGATGGTAGTTACCGTGAAAATATGTTAACTCGTGGTATTTATGATTATATTGAAAAATATACACGAACAAAGGGTTCTGCTAAGGACGGAATTTATTGTTATAATTTTTGTTTAGATACAAGTCCATTTGAGTATCAACCTTCCGGAGCAATTAATTTAAGTAAGTTTAAAAATATTGAATTAGACATTACAACATATGTCCCTCCAATTGATAATATTAATTCAAGTTTTGATGTTCTTTGTGATGGTGAAGGGAACCCAATCGGTTTTCGTAAAGAAAATTGGAGATTGTATGATTACAATTACAATATGACGTTATATGAAGAGAGATACAATGTATTATCATTCATAGGTGGTTCTTGTGGTATGTTACATTCAAGATAATTCATTTATTGCGTGTTATTTTCATTTTATTAAGATTTATATAGTATAACATATAACTGTATACTATATAAATGAAAGAACAACAAAATAGTAATAAAGTATTTAGTGATGCCAATAAAGATATGGAAACCGCTAACTTTCAAACCGAACATATGAAGAATAAAATAAAGAATGTGAAGAAAAGAAAAAAATTATTAAACATTCAAAATATCGAACCATTAGTCAATATTCATGAAAAAACGAACACACAACCATCGCAATCTAACCAAAAAGAAGGGTTTACGTTTCGGGATGATGACTGGACTGGTAATGATAACATTTACGAAGGAGGAAACAAGTCTTCTACTTCAGAATCACGTTCATTCGCTCAACTAATTGAAGACGCATATAAAAAAATGACCGATGGGTATGATAAAATGATATTCAACTTTACAAAAGCAGCAAGTAGTAACGGTAAACATATTAATTCTGACAAAGGGCATCTAAAAAAATATATTAATTGGATGTTAGCAATAATAGTTGCATCTATCGGTGTATATAATTGGTGCTTTATTATGTTTTATAGAAATGAA